TCGCCGACTCAACTACTTGAGAGTACGGCATTCTACCTTGCCCCTTAATGTCGGAATAAGGAGTTGCTTTTGGCGGATTTGATGGTTTATTTCCTGTGTATTTTACTCTGGACATATCTAGCCTTTCTTTTGTTGACGTAAGGTTTCTCTATCAAAAGCAGCTTGTATTTTTGCTTGCGTTTGGTTGTTTTGGTTTTGTTGACGTAAATCAAATTCTTGTGCTTTGCGAGCTTGTTTTTGAGAATCTAACTGTAATTCGGCCTGATCTATAGCATTATCTGCTTGGTTTTTCTGTTGCTTTATCTGCAATTCTTGCTCTTTGAGTTGAACCACTGGGTCCACAGGAGGTTGATCCTCGCCGTTAATTTGAGTTCCTATAACCTTCAACTGTTGCATACCCTGCGCTATAAACTGTGATTTCAAAGCCTCAAAAGAAACTTCATCCCCCTGCTGCGGGGGTCTTCCTGATTGTTGTTGAAAAGTTTGAAAAGCCTGTTCTGTGGCTTGAATCTGTACATGCTCCATTATGTGTTTTTGCAAATCCATAGTTATTTTAGGTATTTGTGCCGCCATAGGAGTAGCACCAAAAATCATGTGAGCCATAATATGTGATTGATGATCTTGACCCTCAAAAGCTTTTAGTATAGTTCCCACAAACGTATCTATATTTTCTTGCGCAGGATCTTTTGAAACTGTTTCAGTTGAACTTGGAGGCAAGAGAATACTGTCAATATCCCTCACTTGCAGAGCCTCGTACATTCTTCTATACACTTCGTACATATTGTGTATTTCTGGGGCTTGCATAGCAAGTTGTATCTCAGTCTGTGCAAGAGTAATTCTTTGCGCTTGAGAGAAAATATTGGGGTCAGAAATAGGGACAATATCTACTCGACCGTCAAAATCACTTGCATAAACAGATTGATCCCCACCACGCACCGAATAAGGGTATTCTTGAGGAAGATATACAGACATAACTCGCGCTAGAAGCTTAAACTCTATCCGCATAGCATAATGAAGTCGTTTGTGAACCGCCGACATTACTCTGGAACCTTGCTCCATCATAGCAATTGTCGTCCCAACAGCCGCCGATTGGTTGCCATCGCCTACTTTTAAGTCTGTAATCGTAGCAAAACGCTGTCCAGCTTGGACAACAAACCCTAACAGTTGAAATAAAGTGGGATCTGGCCCTTTAAACGGTAAAGGCATTAGGGAATCACGAATTGCGCCCCCCGGAGCGTCTACATCACGAAATTCTCCCGGTTTTAACGGACTTTCATCATCTCTTATGCGTAGCCCACGCGCTTTAAACCCTGCTGGAAGGTTTGACAGCGTTCCCGCATCAATTAATTGCCGTAAAGCGGCAGTAGCCGTCCGAGAAAGACCGCCAATAGTATGAATAAGCCCCAATCCATAAAAACCGAAGCCCGGAAGGAACTTATAATGCACAAAATACTGTGTTTTCTTATAATTAGGGTCATCTTCCGCATAATTCCTACGAATAGACAAGATTTTTCCATTATCTTGGCTAATTGTAACTAAATAAGGAAGCCGTATACCCGTGTCTTCACCATCCGCATCTTTATCTTCATGCCCGGCTAGGTCTAAATCAACGTGACACTCTAATAACGTGCAATCATAATCAACATTTGAAGCCGTTACACCGTCAATTTTGTCTATTTGCTCGACAACATTGTTAGAGTGAGCTTGGCTGGGAAGAACATCTAGATCTCTATAGAATCCTGCAATTTGTTTTTTACGCAGGTCATTCATAGACATACGAACAACATGTGTAATATTTGGACATGTTTCGAGATCATTCGCCTCATAAGGCACAACAAGGTTTTCCGCCGCCACAAACTTACTGACAGCACGACCTAAAGAAGAATCATAATACACTTTCTTAAAGGTAGAACCCGCCAATGGGAGATAAAACAGCATCTGATCAAGTTCTGGTGTGTATTCTTCCATTACATTTGTAATGTAATAGTTCATAAACCGCCGCACACGTTGCGCTTGATCCTCCTTCTCCTTAGTAACCGAACCCATCACATCAGTACGGACGGGGCCACTTGCAGGAAGCAATTCGTTAAACGCTTGAGCCTGAAACTGGGTGGCAGCCTCGGCTAGGAGGGGATGCGTTACGCCTGTTGCTCCTGCAAATGGTTCTGTGCGTTCTTCATAGTTAAACCCTAAAAGCTCTAATCCTTTAGAATAAGCCTCTTCCCAATCTGCTCTAGATGCTTTGTTGCTTTCGTATTCCTCCATCAATTGATTAGAAACACGGGCAAGCTCACTATCTTCCATACCCTCCGCAAGATTAGAATAGAACTCTTCTGGAGGACCAAATTCGGCTGTCGGGTCAAAATCAACAACAACCGCACCATCGTCTTCTGGAATAATTTCAAACACTTCGGAAGAAATAATATCCGCTTCTTCTGGTAGTTCAACAGACAGCCTTTCCCCAAGCTCCGCCCCCTCTGGAACACGGTCCATGAGCGATGCTGCACTCGCCATAATTTCTTCTATTTCTTCTATTTCTTCCGAATCTTCTGACATACCACCTCCAATAAAAAACTACTATACATCAATTAGAGAACTTTTCCATAAAAATAGGTGTGTCCTCCCCGACATACGCTCCTTGGACGTTAAATTCAAAATATTCCTCGGCTTCCTCGAAGTCCATGCTATCTCGCGTTATCAAGATATCAATACACTTTTCTCTATCGTAAACCGCTACAGGTTTAGTAAATTGCCTTCCCACACCTACGAAAGCATCCTCGAAACCATCGGCCATTAAAAGCCCTTCTTCCCAAATTTCCGGAAAGTTTTCTTGTAACTTCTCATTAAAATTTTGCATTAGTTTCCCTCCTTAATGCTGTTGGTATTCCTGTAGAAAAAACCGTGGGCCGTGTTTCACGTGAAACAACCCCACCACGATTAAAATCTTTTGCAATGTCCTTACCATACTTGACATTTTTTGCTAAAACAAGCTGCCCTATTTGTATTACTTCCTCTGCGTTTTTAACAGGCTTTAAGGTTTTAGTGTTGTAAAAATAAGAAGCACGTTTTGGATTATACCCAATTTGCGTCCAATCTGGGTCGTTAAGAAATTTTTTTGCTTGTCTATAAAGGTCCGCGCTATCATGATTAACCCAGTTTCCCGTCATAGTTGCAAAGGGACTCTTGCTCTTCGTACCAGAAGCAACCTCTAACGCTTTTTTCCTACTTGACCCTTTTTGTACAAAATCAACATTTCTTAATTGGGTTGTTCTAGGATAACCCACAGGAAAAGGTTCTCTTTTTTGCGGATGAATCGCTGGAACCCACGTTCCTTGTCTTTCATAAGAAGGTATATCTAATCTTGCATCTACTTTTTGTCCACTTTTTAAAGATAACGTGCTTTTATTTTCATTAAGTTGGTCTACCCCTGTGTCTATTATTTTTTCTCTTTTTATTTTATCAAGGGCATTTTGCGCTCTTTGATACAAAGGAAGCATAGGAAAATTATCTTCTGTAAAAACAGTAGGAGGATAGTTTTTTTTAATAATTTCGTTGCGTTTCCTTAAAAGAGCGGCTAACGGACCAAGCGCATTTTCGTCTTTTGCTTTTTTAATTTCTTCAGCGTTTTTTTGCAACCCGCTTTGCTTCCCTATTTCCTCTCTTTCTTTGTAAAGAGATACATTAGCTTCTGCTCTTTTTTCCTGATTTTTAATAAGGGTTTGTTTATCAATGTTTGAAGATCCGTCCATTGCCTGATATCTATATGAGTTAAAATATGGCTCTTTAGTGATAACGTCATCCACAGGAGTGTCTGAAGAATACATATCCGTGAACAAGTTCTCCTTGTCCCGCCCTAAACCTTTTGTTCTATCTCTAGGAAGATTTATAGTTTCTCCAACCCGTATAACTTTTTTTAGTTCTTCTATTAATCGTTTTTTTTCTTTGTTTACTTTACTGCTTACATCAACACCAAAATCGTAATACTCCTTAGTCAGAGCATCTAATTCCTTTCTAACTCTATCCTGTTCTTCATCCAAAGGTGTTTTTCTGTTCATAGCAATACGCTCTACCTTAGCCGTATCTTCTATTTCCTTTTTTAACTTTTTAACATGCGGAGGGAGAGAATTACTTCCATCACGAGGACGAACTATAAGGTTTATTTTTTTGTTTGGGTTTGCATCAAAGGAAAGGTCCTCTACCTCGTAACCTTGATCTTTAAGCTCCTGTATACGCATTTGATTTATAGGGATATCAGGGGAAAGGTTACGACGCTCTTTTGGGCTTAAACCCGCTCTCCTTTGATCTAAACGCGAATATACCTCTCCGGAAAGTGCCCTATATAGGTTTGTTTCTTCTAAATCAATCTTGTTTTTTAAGTCGTATATTTTAGCGTTTTTAGAACTAAAGTTTAGACCAGTATCTTCTATTGCAAAAGCTTGTTTTAATTCTAAGTTTAAACCGTTCCAGTTTTTCAACACACCATTAAGTACCCCTTCGTCTGCCGTTAACCGTGCGAGAGTGCTTCTGTCTTGTGGCCCTAAAGTACCAAGACTGGATCTTACCTCCAATGTATTCATACTTTCTCGAATAGCCCCTAGACGTTCATTAAGATCGCTTGCAATGTTTGTGTTTCCACCCGAAGCAAATAACATATGATCCTGCACGTCATGCCCTACTTCATGTATAAGTATGTTTTTAAAGGTTTCGGGGTGTTTGTTAGGGTTAATAGCCACGGATATAGTCTTACTACCTCCTTCTGTGACGTATTGACCAAAAGTTGGCAAGTTAGGGTCATAAGTAACCCTTGTTCCTTTCAGGTCAGGGTACATCTTAAAAACAGGTGTTCCCTTAAAAATGTCTTCAGTCTTTACATAATCTCCGGGGTTTTTCACTAAGAGGTTTGCTGCCTTCTTGTCCAACCTTACATTTTGATCAGACACTTCATATCTTATTTTATTATCTGGGCCAATGTGCCAGCCATAAGTTTTCCTGATTTTATATTCCTCTAAAAGTTTTCTCTGTAAAGCAGGAGAAATACTTTTTTGGCTTTTAAAACCAAGGTTTCTTAATTCTTCTGTGATCTGTAATCTCGAAAGATTGTTGATACGGTTAGACTCAATCCTAGCCTCATTTAAATTAGCCTTAAGTTTCTTACCCGTTGTATTACCAACCTTCAGGTTGTCAGGGACATTGCTCATAAATCTGCCTCCGATATAAGAATAAAAAGTAGTATCGCCCAAACCAGCTTTTCCAGCCCCTCCTATTACGGACCCCGTAACACCTGTTCCCAACAAATTAAGCAATAAATTAGCCACATCACTCTTTCCTAATCTAGTCCCATCTTCATATACAATGTAATCTGCACCCGGATTGTTGAAAAGATCTCCTTGTCCGTACAAAATTGCTTCTGCTTTCTTATTAATAGAGTCTAAAACCTTAATAACATTTCCCCCAGCTTTCGTCCGTGTTTCAGGGTCAGAAAGAAAATCATATATATACTGCCCTGTCTTCTTTGCTCCTGCAGGAACGTTCTTAATAATTTGTGCGATTGGCATGTACTCCGCCCCTACTTCCGCTTTACCATAAACGGGGGGTTTTATTAAACGAAGCGTCCCTTGATTCCGAGTGTTAATATCAGATATAAACTCTGCTTTTTCCCCTGTTTCGGGGTTATAGCCCGGAGGAGAAATAACCCGTTCTCCTTGTTGGTCTATGAGAATATTAGGAAGGTCTGTTCTCCTTAGATTCTTAATTTCCTCCTCCGTTCCCTCTTTAATAATTTTTCTGCGAAGAGGCGCAAAAGCGTTCGCAAATGCTGAAACTATTCCCCCACTTTCTATTTCGTTAGGCGTGTACCCATATTCATAAACAGGCTTTGCTTCGCCCCCGTCTTGAAGCTTACGGGCCAAGGTTCCAATGCCTTGTTTGTAGACAGAGCCTCCTTTGTTGTATTTAACAGGAGAATATCCAAACTCATTAACATCATTTTGGTCCCATATAAGGTCTTTAACTTTTACTTTTTTACTAAGAAGTTTACCTGCATCTTCTCCTTTTTCCCCATAGCCCGAAGCCCCATGAAGTTCTGCGTATCTAGGAGAAAGCGTTACAAAATCTCCTTCATTAATTTCTGTAATAGATTCTTCATTGGGAACCGCCCTATAAATTGTAACTTCTGCCTCTGGGTTTCCTTTAGCTCTTAAAATTTCGTTGTAACTTTCCGTGTTTGCAATTCCGTATTCATCCCCAGAAAACTTTGCACCGGGAGCGTATATTCTTTGACCTCTTGGAGAATAAAAATCTTCTGGGTAACCTGCTCGGTTTCCTAAAGTATCTTTTGTTAAATTATCTAATCGAACAGTACCTTCTTCCTCTAGTCCCCTTGCTTGGTGTTGGAGCCTATAAGAAGTATCTATAACTTCTTTTTTTGATGCTGCCTCTTCAGGTTTTAAATAAGAACCCACACCAGAATCGCCATATCTAATATTATAGGAGTAAGGTTCTCGGTACATACTATCCGATATACTAAGGTCCTTATTACGTCCTTTATTTTCAACGAAACCAAAGCGTTTGTAGAATTTACGCAATCTATCTTTTGAAGTTCCACCAAAAGAAGTGTCAGGGGTTACTCTTATCTGTTTATTTGTTTGGTCTGCATAATCAATTAACTCTCGCATCGCTTGTGAACCCACACCTTTTTTACGCTCACTTTTAGGGACCTCAATTTGACTCAAAGTAATTGTGTCTTTATCCTCACTTATAAAGTTTTTTATATTTCTTTCGTCCCACGACTTACCAATCGCCTTCACACCCCTTTCTTTTTGAGGCAATGTCGCATCTGCTAATTCTTTAGATTGAAGAAGATCAAACAAAGGATTAAGGCGTGTTAATACACGACCACCTGTTTTTAAAA